ATGTTATAATCGAAGATACTTATCAACCTATCAGGTGGGTAATTGATAACTATTATGACGAACTAACTGAAACTCAGATTGATGCAATTGAAAAAGGTTATATCGGTGGAGGAAATACTGATAACGATATTATAAAATACTATCCTAATAGACCAGTTCAAAACCCTGTTACTTTAACAAATGCAAGTAATACGGATGCAAGTGTAGATGAATGGGAATACTCTCTAATTGATCTTAATGATTTTGCTACAAATAATGTAGCAGCATATAGTGACTCAGGTGAAGTACGTGTTGTTAGAGTCGTATGGGTGAGTATGAGAAAAGTAGGAGAAAAGAGTTGGTATGATAAAGAAGGTGAATTACAAAAAGAATTAGTAGATGAAAATTATAAAGCAAAAGAAGAGCTTGGAGAAAAAATTGATTGGTTTTGGGTCAATGAATGGTGGGAAGGAACTCGAATTGCAGAAGACATCTATATTAAGTGGGGACCAAGACCTATTCAGTTTAGACGAATGGGGAACCGTTCCATCGGGGGTTCCGGCTATGTGGGTACTCTCTACAACACCAATACATCACAAGCAAGATCGTTAATGGATAGGATGAAACCCTATCAATACCTATATAATGTATTTATGTACAGAACAGAACTTGCCTTTGCAAAGAGTAAAGGAAAGATTTCTGTTATGGATGTCTCTCGTATACCGGAAGGTTGGGAGATGGATAAGTGGATGTACTATGCTGAGATTCTAGGATGGGCAGTTGAAGACCCGTTTAAAGAAAGTAACAAGGGTGCTTCTCAGGGTAAACTTGCTGGTCAGATGAATCAAAACTCGAAAGTACTTGATCTTGAGATGGGTAGCTACATTCAACAACACGTAATGATGCTTGACTTCATAAAACGTGAACTTGGTGAGATCGCTGGTGTTAATCAACAGCGACAAGGACAGGTCGAAAATCGTGAAACCGTTGGTGGTATTGAACGTGCTGTAACACAGTCGTCTCATATTACTGAGAAGTGGTTCATGATGCATGATAATACAAAACTCCGTGTACTGGAAACTTTACTGGAAACAGCGAAATATGCTTGGAGAAACAAGAAAGAAAAACTTCAGTACATTTCTGATGAGATGACTTCGATTATCACAGAGATTGACGGACAACAATTTAATGATGCTGATTATGGTATCATGATTAGTAACTCTACTCAAGATGCTGAACTAGTTTCAGCTATGAAACAACTTGCTCAGGCAGGTCTACAGAATGATAAGATTAACTTCTCTGGTCTAATGGATATATATCTATCTGATTCTATGTCTTCTATGAGACGTAAGATTGAACAGTATGAAGAAGATACTATCAAGATGCAACAAGAACAACAACAACAACAACTTCAAGCTCAACAAGAAGCTACACAAGCTCAAATGGCTGACAAAGAAGCTGAACGTGCTCAGAGATTTAAAGAGAAGGTTCTTGATTCTGAAACTAAGATTGCTGTTGCTAACATTGGTAAAGAAGGTGGTGAACAAGGTGATCCTACGGCTCAATATCTTGCTATTGAAAAACTAAAGTTAGATCAGAAAAAAGTTGAAGAAGATTATAACTTGAAGAACAAGGACTTAAAGGAAACTATACGTCACAACAAGGTAGTTGAAGTAACAGATAGAAAGAAAGCAAGTCAAACTTCTACTGCTAAGAAGCAGTAAAGGCTATACCAAAATGAGAATAACATCTAATATTAACTATTAGATCAGAAGTAATATTAATTTTGTAACTAAAGAAGAGAATAAAATGGCTATTGAAGAAGGAAAAGATGCTTTATTCGAAACAAACCTTGGAGATGGTTTAATCGACATAAGCGAACAAGCAGAACCAGCAGCAGTTAGTACCCCTGCTTCTGAAGTTGAAGGAAAAGAGAAAGCAGCAACAGATAAAGAACCTGCTTCACCTTTTACTGAACACGAAGATGGTACAATTGAAATAGACGAATATCTCCAAGCGACCATTGACGCTGCTCCTAAACCGAGCGAAAAGGATGACGTTGATATTGAAAAGACTGAAAAGCAAGAAAAAGATAAGGCTCCCTCGGGTGGTGATGACTCTAGCGACTCTTCTCCTTCTTCTTCGCAATACTTAGCCTTCGCAAAAGACAGAGCCAACGAGGGGGTTTTTCTTGATTTTAATGACGAAGATTGGAAAGTATTGGTAGAGAGGAACGAGGGAGATGAAGCTGCTGCACTAAGAGAACTTTCAACTATTTCAATGCAAGAAATGGTTAAAAGTAGCGTAGAGCAGTACAAGGAATCACTAACTGATGAAGACAGAGCACTCTATGAAGCTAAAGAAAAAGGCGTACCTATAGATAAATATGGGAAAGCCAAACATGAACTTGATAAATGGTCTAAGGTTAAACCTGAAGATCTCAATGAAAATGAACAGCTTCAAATGGATGTTGTTAGCAAAGGACTTGAAATCAGAGGTTTTTCAAAGGATGAAATTGCTGATCAAATCGAAGATTTGAAAGCATTAGAAAAACTTGAAACTCAAGCTGAAAAACTTCTTCCTCTTTTACCCAAAAAGTTTAAGAGTGAACTTGATGACATTGAACAGAGTGCTACTGCCGAAGATCAGTCACGAAAGGATAAGATCAGACAAGGTGTTGCTAAAATGAAACAAATGGTAGAAAGCACTCCCGAAATTATACCGGGAATTGCGTTGAATAAACCAACACGAGAAAAGATCATGAAATCAATGACAGAACCAGTAGCACGAGATGATGCTGGTAATCCATTGAATCCTGTAATGCACACTAGGAGTAAAAATCCTGATGCCTTTGAAATGATGGTTCATTATTATCACACACTCGGACTATTTAATATAGACGAGAATGGAGCTATGAAACCAGACTTTAGTAAAATTTCCAAAGTTGCAAAGAATGAAGCAACTGATAAGATGAGGAGTATCTTTGAAAGTAAAGAGAAACCAATTGGAGGAAAACCTAAACTGGTTAAACAAAAAGATGATGAACTTGACGAATTTGACAAGGCTTTTAACAGAATTGGAAAACGATAATAATAATTAGTAAACCCTTTTAAAACGGTAAAAAAATGAAAATTTCACCATTTCAACTTTATGAATCAGAGGACATCACTGGTCTAGTAACCAAGTCACACTTGGGTTACAGGTTTGGTATCGAACCTCAACAAGCGTCTAAAGTTGCAACTATGATTCATCAAGCGAATCTTGGTGCAACTGTAAATGCGTATCTGAATCAGTTCCCAACTAAGACGTTTATGACTGATGACGATTTCACATGGGACATTACCACTAATGGTAAGAAAAACGTTCCACTGGCAAAAGCCGAAGCTACTTTAGGTACTTCAGTTACTGCTACTACTCAGACAGGTCTTAACTATGCTGAGTTCTATTTATACTTCCACGAAGCTTATTTCACTGACGTTAACGTTATTGTAGGTGAGCGTAATGAAGTTTATCCTATTCAGGTTCTTGAAGATCCGAAAAGTGTAGGTGGACTGTGGAGATACAGATGTCGTCTGTTAACAGGTGACCCTGCTCTTTTTATACCTTATGATGAATTAGTAGCTGGAAAACGTTTCAGTAAAGACTTCTCACCAGTTGAGAAAGAACTGTCCGTTAAAGGTGGAGGTGTTCACTATACGTTCCCGTATAAGATGATGAACGCTATGACTATGATTCGTATGCAGGATACAATTCCGGGTAACATGATCGAAAGACCTGTTAAATTCTCTTGGATTGATCCAATGTCTAAGAAACTCATGACAACTTGGATGGACTATCGTTCATATGAGCTGGAAATGCAGTATCAAGACGAGATTAACCATATGCTTGTATATTCTACAGCTAACAAAACTGCTGAAGGTACTTACGTGCAAAAAGGTAAATCAGGTAGAGTAATCCAAATGGGTGCTGGTATTAAGCAACAAATGGAAGCTGCCAACTACAATACATATAACCAATTCGACATCAAGAAATTTACTGAAATGCTTCTTGACCTGACCGTAGGTAAGGTTGTAATGGGACAGCGTGAAGTAACTGTAATGACCGGAGAATGGGGAATGTATCAATTCCACGAAGCTCTTGAAGCTTACACTGCACTGTATACTCCTGCAAGGGACAACAGTAGAATTTACTCAGGTAAAGGAAATGCAATGGGATTCAGAGGTCAGTTCTTAGAGTACATTGGACCAAACGGAATCAAAGTTAACATCGTTCACGATGCACTGAAAGACGATTTCGCAAGGAACAAAATCTATTATACTGGTAAGCAAGGACTTGCTGAGTCATACGTGTATGACATCATGAACATGGGTACTAGCGATGGTCGTCCAAACGTTCAAAAAGTAGCTCTGGCTAAGTTCGGTGATATCAGAGGTTATGAAGCTGGTCTTCGTGATCCTTTCACTATCGGACAAACCAACAGAATTATGAGTAATCCTAAAGATGCATGGACAGAACACAGAGCCTATACAGGTGGTGCAATTGTTTATGATCCTACTAGGACTGCAACATACAAACCAATTATACTTTAATAATTAAAGAAGAGAAAAATGGCTAAAAAAGAAGGAGTTGTTAAAGCAGGTAGTAAGGAGACTGCTATGACACCAGAGACTACCGAAAAAGTAGAAATGGTAGAAAAAGTAGAAAAAGTGGAAACATTAAAAGCTGAGACAAAACCAGCAAATAATGTCAAACCGAAATTCGCACTACCTAATGTAAAGGTCCATGTGAAGCCCATCGTCCGAGCTGGACGGTGGCTTCCCGAGGGCCATTCAGGTTCTTTCATGTATGACCATACGGTTCTTGGAATCCAAGTACCTATTGATGGTAGTTCAGGAAGACTAAAAAACCCTCTCACAAAAGAGGAACAAGAGTTCTTTGAAAATGATGCAGGTCTTGATTTGGAAAAAGGTGATCTTAATCCTTACAAAAAGAAAGATAATTATTGGGTTGACTTTAGAATAGCATTGCGTAAGAGTGACGAAATCATAACTGACAAGTCTATTCTTATGACGCTTGATTTAAGTGATCCAATGCAGTATCTTGAGTATAAGGTACTTATGTGTAACACTACACCTGCTGGTGGTTTAGTAGCCCCAGATTGGCAAAGTAGAATGAATAGTGGTACATATAAAGTTGCACTTGTACACGAAGGACAGCAAAATTACGAAAAAGTAAAACGTGCTGACCTGATGCAGAAAGCCTATAAGTATCTTGCTAAAATTGATGCTTCTGTAGAAGACATGTTTGACTTCCTTACTGTTTACTATCTTGAAAATGGTAAGAGCAAACGTCCTTCTGAAGATTCAACAAAGAGTTTTTACTATTCAGAACTTCAAGATATCATCGACAACGATTTAGACGGATTCGTTTCTATCGTAGATGATGCTGACAACTATGATTATAAACTATTAGTTCATAGAGGTCTGAAGATCGGAGCTTTAGTAATGCAAGGTGCTAATTTGGAAACTGTAGATGGTATGCCAGTTGGAAACAGCTTATACCAAGCAGTCCAGTGGTACAAAGATGACAGGCATCAAAATGAATATTTGACTTTAAAGAATCAGATAGAATTAGCTAAATAATGACAGCAACAGAAATGTCCTATGAGTTCGATGTTGGTTATGATCGTATAACCAACTTCGATGCTCCGGGTTACGAACCAAGAGAAAAATCGACCTTCTTGACAAAAGCTCAGGAAGAATTAGTAATATCAGTACAACGAGGTAATGCTCATAGTGAACTCACTAAGAGAGTCCTTGATGTACTAAAGACTGATGTACCGATTCTTGCAGCAGCAATGAGTGCTGGTCCGTATACCAACTCGTTTTGGGCAGATTTACCAACGTCAGTATATGCGTTCGATATAGTTAATGAAACAGCAGTTCTTACACCTACAACTAGTCACTTCTACACTGGTCAAGTGTTTACTGATGTAAAGGTTAAACCAGTAGATGATGATTATTATCATGCAAATATTAAAAACCCTTACAAAAAACCTAATCATGAGTTAATATGGAGGCTGGATTATGGTGAAGACAATGCAGGATGGAAAGGTAAATTAGTATACGTTATTGAACCGAACACAGTGTTAACGAGTGTTAATATTCATTACTACAGGAAACCTTCTCCTATCATTATACAGGATGCTAACTACGCAGTAGGAGAAACGTTAGACGGGGTTGACTTAAACGGAAGTCATACCGCAGCAGACTTAAACTGCGAACTAAACAAAATTACACATCGAGAAATCGTTGACAGAGCAATTAAACTTGCTTACGCAGCTCTACAAGATGAAAAAGGATTTCAACTTAGTTCTATGAAAGAACAAACTAAATAAAAAATTAAAAAATGAATGCACCTAGAATAACACAACAAAATCAAAATGCTGATATCAGGACTTCTGAAGGAGCTGCTATTGTTAAAGGTCATTATTATAATCTATTAAGAGATGATGTTGCAACAATAGAACCATTGGTTGATAGTAATACAGCATCCGTTAGTGTCTTAGAAGGAAAATTACTTCCTGTTGGTGGACAACAAGTTTCAGCAAATGTTGTTGAATATAATGATGTAGTTACTCTTACAGCTACTCAGATTGTAGGTACAGCTGCTGGTGATGTTGGACATGCAAGTGGAGCAACTCTTGTTGCATCGCCCGGATCAGACTACGTGCTTGAGTTTGTCTCAGCCGTAATGTTTTATGATTATGCTACTGCTGCTTATACAGGTGGTGGTGATGATACAGTCATTCAACTTGGAACAGTAGCACAAACCGCAGCTATAGCAGGTGCAGACCTATTAGAGGCAGCAGGAGATAAGATCGTAATGGTTACACCTCTAGCAGCAGTTGATCTACCTATGACAGTAGGAACAACTCTAAATCTACAAGGAACAGCGTTGACACAACCGGGAGAATTTGAAGAATTTACTCTTCAATTAACCGTAGCAGAAGACACAGGTGGAACTGCAACTCTATCTCTTAACGGAGTAGATCATGTAATTACTTTGACTGCTGATACAGTAGGTAACAACGCTTTGGAAATAAAAGCGTATATTGATGCTAATGTAACTACACATACTGCAACAGTTCTTACCGACACAGTAACTATTACAGCACTTGTAGGTGGAAACCAGACAAATGCTACATATACAGCAACTACTGCTAATTCAACAGCAGGAACAGTAACAGTTACTCAAGCAGGAGTCGCTTTTGCAGAAGGGGTTTTAAGAGTACATATTAAATATAGAACACACACTACTAATTTTTAAAATATTTTTTAACTTAATACTTTTATAAAATGGAAACAATTAAAAACGTAACTCAATTATTTGTTGGTCTAGCTGACACTAATACTGCTGCTATTGAAGGTGACACTATTAGTGCTTATAGTGACATGACTGATGGTGAAATTGTAATTACTGATCAGAACAACGTTGTACTAACAGCGTCTGATAACTTAGTAGCTGCTGACTTTCCAACTCAGGAGTTCAAGTTTATTGGAAGAAGTGGTACTACACTGATACATTCAGACCTGATTTCAAAAGCGAATATCATATCTTATGATTTAGCTGTTCAGTCTGCTGAAGTTCAGCAAGTTGATTATGTTGGTTATAATGGTTCTGCTGGTTCACTAGGAGCTATCGTTAGTAACTTACATACTATCAGATTGTATGTTCAGGAATCTACAATTCAAGGATTCATGCAACAAAAAATTAAAGAAGGATTCTATAAGTCTGCTTCTACTATTACTCAACAAGCTATTGCTCTTGGACTTTGTAAAAGTCTAGTTGCTAATTATAGCCGTGAGCCTGAGCAAGACCTCAAATTCGAGAGAATTAATGCAGGTGCTCAAGCAAACGCTATGGCTTCTGCAACTGCTAGTGTTGTAAACGGTTCTAAGTATGTAACCCTGAGTGAAGACGAAAGTCTTACTTGTCCTGCTGCAAGCCTTATCCGCTTTGGTACATCAGGTGCAGGTGTAGCTCCTGTTTATGTAGTTGAATCTATTTCAGCAAGTGGTTTAATTATAACTCTTGACATGGAATATCAAGGTGCAACTGAAACCATTGCTCACACTGCTGTTGAAACAGTAACTGAAGGTAATTGGGGTATCAAAATTACAGGTGTTGATCGTGCATTCAAAGCTGGATTTACTGGTACTGCTCCTATTACTTGGACAACCAACATTGACTTCGGTGATAGCTCGGCAACGACTGTTACTAAATCAACTGCGGCTTATCCCGGTATTGGAACTCCTCAACAACTTGCAAGACTTGAAAAAGAACTTCAAGCTGATGGAAATGTATATCGTTCATTCGTTGAAGGTGGTGTAGTAGACAGAAGCCAAATGAGTGCTGCTGTTACTGCTGGAACACTTTCTGATGTAATTACGATTACATACGCAAAAGAAATTGAAACTGGACTAGGAAGCGTTGTTAAGTCTCCTGCCACAATTCTTCTTGCATCAGTTAAAGCCTCTGCAAACACCTTGTTTGAAGATGCTGACTCTGGTTTAGTTGTTGCTCTTGATAAGATCATCGTAACAAACTGGGCAACTCCCGGTGCTGCGACTCTTCAGACTTCAATGACATAGTAGTATATTTTAAATTGGGGAATATGGATACATACGTGTCCGTATTCCCTTTTTTCATGTTTTTTAACAATGTTCAATAATGTGTGAAATTATAAATCATTTAAAAAACCTTACAGATAATCTCCCCCCAGTACCTACATTAGTAGATTTAATACATGATCCCGATAACATAAGAAGTTATGTTGAATATAGTGTAAGTAATGGAACAGCTATAGGATTCGGTTTACTTAATCAACCAGAAGTAGCGGTACAAAAGATATTTATATCTAAGGGTAGTATATTTCCTCAACATGAGCACGATGTTATTGAAATTGGTGTTATCTTTGCAGGAGAAGTTGAAATTAATGTTGGAGACACACCTATAAGATTTCGTGTAGGTGATGTAATTAAACTTCAAAAGAATGAACGACATTCTGTTAAAGCCATTGATGATTCATGGATAATAGCAATTGTGATTCCTAGAGATGATGGATATCCTAAATAAGATACTAATATGCCGAACACATACCCTGATACAAGTACTTGGAACGAATGGGCAAAGTACGTGTTAAAGAGTCTTGAAGATTTAAAAACACAGCTTGGTAATTCAGATAAAAAGATTGATGATAATAAGGATGCTACTCTTTCAGAAATAAATAAACTTATTATTGCGATTAAAATTCTAGAAACAAAACTTACATTAAGAGCTGCTATGTCAGGTGCATTAGCATCTATGATTCCAGTGGCTATTGCATTAGTAATCTGGTTAATAACAAAATCACATGTATAATCACAAACTAGGAGCTGGATCAAAGAAAGTATATGACACATTACATGAAGACCTTCAGACAGTTATTACTTGGGGTTTAAAGAAATGTGCTGTAGATTTCACTCTATATGAAGGACATAGACCACCTGCTAAACAACTCGAATACTTCAAAAAAGGTAGAAAGCTTGATCATAGAACAGGTAAGTATGTGATTGTTAATAAGAAAGCTGTTATTACCAATGTTGATGGTTATCATATCAAAGGTAAGCATAATTATAGTCCGTCTCACGCAGTAGACTTACGTGCATATGTACCAGACAAAGATCAGTTAACTTGGGATATTCCTCATTTAACATACATTGCAGCATCGTTTGTAATGATTGGTGAGTTTCTCTTTGAAAAAGGAGAAATAAGTCATAAATTGCGATGGGGAGGAAATTGGGATATGGATGGAGACCTCGCAGATAATAAATTATATGATCGCCCTCACTTAGAAATATATAAACCATGAGTAATAAAGGATTATTATCGGGAGAAAAAGGAGCACTAAGTAGTATGAGATTTAGTTTTATACTAATCTCACTTGGAGTATTTATACTTCTTGTTGCTGCTGCTTTCTACATTGTATTATCAGCATTGCGACCTGAAGCATTGGGAGAACCTTCTTGGGAAGCTATTGGTGTATTTGCCATAGGTTTAGGAGGTATTATCACAGGGGTAGGTTACACAAAAACTAAACAGAAGGAGATAGAAAGAAATGAAAGGTAGCACATTTTTTGCATTTTTATTTGCAATACTATTAGGAGCTTTTATAGGATTTTGGTTAACACGTAAGTTTACTCCTATTCCTAGCGATATGGTGCTGGTAGAACAGAGTAAAGCTGACTCACTTCAAACATATGTTGAAATAATTGACTCTCTACAGACTTTAGCTGATCTTCCTGCTGATACAGTGTGGAGAGATAGTATTATAATTCACGAAGTTCCTGTATATATAACTACTACTCCTGAACCTATTGACACTACTGACTCCATTGTGACCTATACAGATACTTTATCTGTCGAAGGAGAGATAAACGCTTGGGTTAAATTCAAAGTAAATGGTTTCATGGAAGGACAGATGGAATGGGGCTATACTCCTATTATACATGAGATCGAAACTATTATAGAGAAACCTGTTCCCTATCCTGTTGTTAAGACAGTTACTCTTTCAGAGTATGTTAGTGGAAATTATATATCTTTAGTAGCTGCTGGTAACGATAAAATGTTTATCTTTGGCGTAGACTATGATCTTGTGCAACAAGATTTCATATATGGTTTACAATATAGAAGATACGGAGACTTTAATGTTTACGGGGTTAAGGCAGGAATAAATATAAACGGATTATTTAATAGAATAAAAAATGGACCTTAATTTATCTTTAACTTTCCAAGAACAAAATGATAATAAAGCTATCGTTTTAACTGATACTACAGACAATTGGGATAGTTCTACAACAGCTATTACAAATACAGAAAGTACTACAAGTGGTATTTTTTATGAGGTTACAGCAGAAAATACATTAGATCTTACCACAGTAGGTGCTCCTGCTGGTTATTCTGTAGGAACAAGATTTGTTGCAGATGCAATAGGTGTTCTTGGAGTAGGAGATACATTAACTCCTGTAACTCCAACTATTGCCGAGATTGACACATTAACTCTTGACACTACAGTTACAGGAGTAGATGAAACTGCAACTGCTAAAGATCAAGTTGATCTGGATAGTGAATTTAGTCCTTTTACAACTCAAGCCGACTTAGTATATACTATTACAGCAGCACTGTTTGGTGATACTGCTGACGGTGAACTTGTAGATGGTCTTTATCAACTTACTTATACTGTAACTTATTCAGGTGATGGTGCTGGTATTAAGACTGACACACTTGTTACTACTATCTTAGTGTATGGACAAGTGAAAGTTGCTACCTATGAGAAGCTAAGAACGATCTCAACTAATTATATGTGTTCAAATGGATGTCCAAGTGACGAGATCAATGAGGCAGACCTTTGTGGAGCATACCTTTCAGGAATAGAAAATTCGGCTTACGTTGCGAAGACAGAAGAACTTTTAGCCATGCTGGTTGTATTAGATAATCTAGTCACCAATGGCAGTAAAATAACTTGGTAAAAAATAAAAAATAAACAAAATGGCTATTACTTTAAACAGAATATTTGACAAGTTAGCACTGAAACAAGTAGCTTTCTGGACAGATAGAGACAACGGAAAAGCTGCTCTAGCTGTGGAAGGATTAATGCAATTAGCTGACTCTGACGGAGCAGTAATTGATCCATCAACAGGTGCATCTGCTGCTACAGGTGGTGGAACAAGTACATACAGTACAGCACAAGGAGACTTTACTGCTACTCCTACAGTTGGTACTACTAACATTACTGTTACTGGTTTACCTTTTACACTTACAGCGGAAAATGTAGCAAATGGTGTAATCAAAAGAATTGCATCTGATGGTACTGTAACTGTAGTGGATACTAGTAATATAGTTGTATCAGGTGGAGTTATAACTCTTGCTAATGCAGATGTCTTTGCTACTGGTGATACAGTCGCAGTAAGTATAACCGGAGAAGATAAAGCGTATGATGAAGCACTTGATGCTGGAATTGTAACTGTGATTAATCCTAATTATGCACACTGGACTTCAGTAGAGCATTTGGTTAGTGAATCAAACCTTGGAATAACAGGTACATGTTCTACTGGTGGAGCAGCTAGTGCTACAGTATTACAGGATGATACTAACGGAACTGCATTTACTAATGCTAACGTAGCAGTAGGATTTCTAGCATATAGTGAAACTACAGATGAAACAGCAATAGTAGCATCAGTAGATTCAACAATATTAGCTACAACAGCAGCTATAACAAATTGGGATGCTGATGTATACTGGTTGCCTGAATGTAAAAGGTTTGTAATACCTGCTGAAGGTTTTAACCTTTTAACTATACATACCAGACTTGGAACAACAAACGCTAATAATGCAGCATATGTAAAAATATATGGTACATTAGATGCAGATGCTGATGATACAGATGATCTTTATTGGGTAGATATGTCAACTGACGTATTTGGTGCTGCTACATTGAGTTGTACTGGTGCTACTGGTACTCAAGAAGGTCTTTACTTTGTAGATACTCCTACTCCAATGTTAAAGTACATGATAAAGATTGTTGGTGAAGTTTGGGACGGTGGTGCTGCTGCAATAGCAGCTAACTCAATGGATGTTTACATAAAAAAATCTAGCTAATCATGGGATTTACAACTTATAATTCAAAACCAGTTCCTCCTACACCTACTACTCAAAAGATGGTAGCAGCACTTTCAGGAGGAGAAAAAGTAGCAATCCTTAATGGATTTGCTAATAAAGTTATACCTAAGACTGTATTTTATAAAACAGGTATTAAACTATCAGTTATAAACCATCTTTACAAGAAAATGGATGAAATAGAAGAAACTTCTAGGCATCTTATGCGAGGAGAAGTTGTAATAACCCCGGAAGTAGTTGATCCTGAAACATTGGAAGTAACTACTCCTGCGGTGTATAATACACCTCCTACAAGTGCAGCAGAACTGTTACTTGAAGTACAAAATGCTTTTTCTGAAGATTTTACAAGAGGTCAGGTTACTGCAATTATTACTAAAATGGTAGAGTATAGTCATTGGAATCACTCAGGAAATTGGACTTTTTATAAGGCTGAAGTAATAAAATAATTT